CCCCTAATACACTGCTTTGGTTACGTGCAATTGTACTTGAAACCGCTGCGACTGACCTTGCTTTCTTTGACAAGGTCGTTTACGCATTCCTGTCAATGCATCGCTTAATAGTGACTCCACCTACACGGGATTACACAACAATAACTGCGCCATCTACCTGGTCACCAGAGACTGCCGGCTCGCCTACACAGTCAGAGATTCTAGCTGCTTTAACTAATCTATTCGGTGATCTTGATACAGTCAGAGCTTCATATATAAGAAAATGTGCTGCTCAGCAACACATCTTACTCCACACTGCTGGCCCTAACGGAAAGGCAGGTTGGTCTTCTTATGAGGATACAATTGCCTTGATGAACTCACTCAATGTCTTACGTCACCTTATCTCTTACGCGGAACAGTCAAAGCTACACAGCTTACTCTATGATTTGCAGTCGACTACTTCCCTTCCCGGGTTCACTGGTGATACAAGAGGTGGTTTAGAGATCGGACGTGTACATACTTTCGAAGAGTGGGGTGGTAAGACAAGAAATGTCGCTATAGTGGACTACTGGACTCAATTGATGTTGACCCCACTTCACGATACGATATTCGATCTTCTTAGAACCTTGCCTTGCGATGCGACTTTCGACCAAGATGGTGCGTCAGAGCAGATTCGTCAATGGACCCGAGGCTTAGGTGTGGGCATTTATTCGGTCGATCTCACTGCTGCGACTGACCGGCTACCTGCCACATTCCAAGAGCAGATCCTTTCACTGTTGTTAGGAAATGCTACCCTCGCATCTTCTTGGCGACAAATGTTATCTGAGCGTCACTTCCGAACGGTAGACGGACAGTCCATCAAATATGCTACTGGTTTACCCATGGGCTCTAAGTCTAACTGGGCTATGTTGGCCTTGACTCATCATGTGATCATCCAGATTGCTGCTCAAAGAGCTGAGGTCGATGCGTACCGGTTATACAAAGTTTGTGGTGACGACTCAGTTATTACAGAGACATCTGTTTACCAAAACTACCTCTCGATAATGTCTTTACTGGGTGTAGTCATCAACCATGATAAATCTGTTGTCCATGTAGAAGGATTACTCCCTGCAGCTGAGTTCTGTAAAAGGGTCTTTGTTGCTGGCGTTGAATACACCGC